GGCTTTTGTTGGCTGATCAGTTCGCTCGCGCTGGTCATCAGTAAAAGCCATTGCTGCATCAGCTGGGTTGCCTCGTCCACGCTTGACGCTATTCCGCTGACGGCGACGCGTTGATTTTTCTCGTCCCATAAAGCCCACCTCCACTCTTTCTCTGCCGTGTGTTCTATTTTCCAGACTGTGAATCTGTCTTGGTCCATCGTTGTAGCCCTATGGCCTCCCATGCTCTAATGATGCCGTCTCTTAGGCCGCGGTGGTAGGCATCATCTGCCTCTTTGGCGGACGCCCATCCTACCTCTTTTGACATGCGCGCGTGCGTTTCGCGCATTGCCTGAATGTATCCTTCGTGGTGGGCGGCGCGAATTGCTTGTAGGAGTTGATCATTTGGCATTTTTCTTTACGTCCTCCAGCATTGGCGCGCCCCAAGCGCCGCGTTTTAATGCAACCGCAATCAATGCATAGTTTGCAATGTCAAGCAGCGTGTCTGAAAGCGACTCGTCAGTTTGAACATCAAGCGGGTCAAGGATGACTTGGCCGTCAATAACTTTTCCCTGCAAAAACTTCTTTGCTCGGGCAATCTTGTCGTTTCCAATGCGGCTGATTACGCCGTGTAAGCCAAGTTGCTCAATGTTTGAGTTGCCATATCTGCGCTGCTTGTCACACAAGAGCTGGAACGCCTCGTCGTAGATCTCTTTAAACGTTTCCTCAAATGTCTTTACTTGATTATTTGGCACTGGTTGCTCCTTACGGCCATCGGCCTGGGTTTTCATCGTGCCCCTTACTTGCGGATCTTGCCTCGTCTGATAAATGAACGCCGCTTTGGGCAAGGTTTTGGAAGTCGGTACAATTGCCAACTTTTTCATACACCTGCACAGCAAGGTATAAAAATTCTCGAGCTTGCGCCCAATTTCTTAGCTCGGCAACGCGAAGCGTTTTCTGGCGCGCGACGTGCGCGGCTATTTTAGACTGGCACTCTTTAAGGTTTTCTTGAACTTCTTCAATTGTGTATAGCCGTATTAATTCTCCCATGTGCCTTCCCCCTTTCATGGGCAAGCCTATCTGGCAGGTCTCATCTTGTCAACATGGCCCTGCGGATTCCCTCCTCAAGGGTGATTCGTGGCATCCACACATTAAAACAATTGGCTGGATCTGCGACCCTCCAGAACACGCCAGTTGGCTTGTCTGGGTGAGTTTTTATCTCTGGCTGGTAATTTGCTTCTTTTGCAACCATAACCGCCAGATCTAAGAACGAGGTTGGCCTGCCGGTCCCAATGTTCAATGGCTCGCGGTAGTCCTGGTCAATAGCGGCTTGAACGGTTGAGACGATGTCGTCAATGTGGACGAAGTCGCGGGTTTGCATGCCGTCCCCCCACACATCAAATGGGTCAGCCTTGCGCTTGCCGCGCTCAATAAACGATGGGAAAGGATAGTCAAGGGCTTGGTCTTCACCATATCCTGAGAACGGGCGGAATATGTGCGTGCGCACGCCTTCTGCCTCTGCAAACTGAGCAAGATATTCTCCCGTCAGCTTTGACCAGCCGTAAGTAAAGTCAGGGCTGCGGATGTCATTTAGGTTAATCATGTGCTCGGCGAGAGAAACGTGTTCCTCTCGGGTCTGCAACTCAATTGGGTAGGCCGCCGAAGAAGAGAAGTACACCACGCGCTTCTGCTTCGTCCTAATTGACCACTGCCACATCTCTGCGTCAATGGAAAGGTCAACGGCAACAGAGAGGGGGTCGCCCTCAATCTTTGCCCTGCCGCCAACGACGGCGGCCAAGTGGACCACTAGGTCGTACTGAACATCGTCTTTTCTGAAAAAGTCTCTTGCGTCTTTTGGGTTATCCGACGCAATATCAATTCCGTGAACATCCCAACCCTTTTCCCTAAAGTGCCTCGTGAAGTGCCGGCCGACAAAGCCCTTGTGGCCGGTGATTAACACAATCACTTTTGTAGCACCAGATTCACGTCCGTTTCCATTTGTGTGCGCTGATAGTCTTCGTAGGCAAGACCGTCTTTTGCGTACACATGAGACGCATTGACTTCCTGGTACTGCAGATCGTTGACTGCCTTTCCAGCAAGATAGTGCATGTGCTCAATCACAACATCTGCTCGGTACTGGAGGTTTCCTATCTTGCTCCCAAAGTCCCTCCAGAAGTTGTCCATGTACAGGTGTATCAAACATGGAGGGACCATATATCCGATTCTTCGCACAATCTCTGCCGACATTGTGATGGCGGTTGGAAGGTTTGCACCTTGAAGGAGATCATCCCCGTATGAAATACCAGGCTTGTCCCCGATTGCATCGCAGAGAATCTTGTCCCACGCTTTTGTCCGCGGACGGTGGTCGTCGCCCATGAAGGCGAGAAAGTCGTATGAATCTTTGTTTTCTCGGGCAATGTGGTTTAGGGTCCCGCCCATGCGAAGCCTTGGGTTGATCACCGCGTGCTTTAGCACTTCTGGCGAATACTTGCTCTTGTCGTCGTCATCCAGACCAAAAATAATGTCCGCGTCTTGAGCTGTTTCTTTGAATGCGGACAAAAGTTCGTCGCATGCCGATGGCCTTTTTCTGCTTGGGACAATAAGGAGAAGTCTTTTGCTCACTTGATTCCTACCTTCTTTCTGAGGAGCCAGCTGACCTCATCGTCGGAAAGGCGGGTTAGCTCCTCAAGCCCCTCTCCAATGGTCACCACATACGGTGCGCTGTCGTCTGGGGCGCGCTGATCAAGGGAGATAAGCACTGGGAATTGCTGGGCGTACAAATGATAAATAGCCCATACTTTTTCTGTTGGCGCTCCCTCTCGGTTTTCCATGCGCCCAGTATACATCATCGTGTATACTCAACTAGCTGCCGGGTCTTTCCATCCTTTCACCCGGCAGCAACTTCTCTGGTTCATAAGACCAAGACTCCTCATCGCCCAGCTTCCACCTTCCGGCTTCTGCCGAGAATTCCTTTGTGCTGACTTTGAAGTCTGGTCGCTTTGGCTCCTTGTACACGAGAGCTTCATCCTCCCAAAGAACGCGGTTGTTTGGCTGTGCGGCGAACTGCCCGTTGTCTAGGCGGATAAAGTTGTAGGACTTATGCTCTGCTGGGAGCCTTGCCCAATTGGCGTCAATCTCATTGGGGTCTGAATGAACCATATCCACTGTGAATAAATAATGCCCGTGGTGCCATGATGCATCCTGGGTTCGGAACTTACAGCGCATGTTCTTGAGGACCGCCTTCTCAATAACCGCCACCTGGGTGGAGTTGGCGTCCCAAAGCTGTAGGTCTCCAAGCGCAAGGTCTGGCTTTGGCGTTTCTGGCCTCCAGACGTAGGCGCTGAGGGGGAGCTTGTCGTAGAGCGCCCCGTACTCGGGCAAGAACGCCTCAACGTATAGCGCCCTGTGTCTAATTGCTTTGACTGTCACCCAATAGGCTGGGGTAAAATCTCCGTGTCCGTCCTGCAAATCGCGCAGGTACTCCCTGCGAACATAGCAAGAAATTGGCGGGATATTGGCAATTGCGTAAGACATTATCCCTCCTTTTCATTCGGGTTTTTGTCTGTGCTGTTCCAAGCCGTGACCTCTGTTGCAACGTCTGATATTGCCTGCGCTAGGTCTTCGTGCCTTCGGTAGGCAATCGTTTGCCACTTATCGCTTTCTGGTATCACGCCAAAAAGGTCTGGCTCTGGCCACTCCTCTGGCGGCAGGTCACGGACAACAGCAACACCCCAGTAGCCGTACTTGCTCCTCTCAATGAGCCACACCCTCTGGTCTCGTGCCATTGCTTCGTCAAGCTCCGCAAACGCTTGGTCTATAGTTTTTAACATTTTTAACTCCTAATAGTAATCTGAGCACGATGCGAAGTATCCGCATTCGCATACAAGTTTACACTTTCTGTCGTCCATTTGCGATCCGCAGTTAAGGCACGTCCGAACGATCTCCTCTGGGTCAACCTCCAAAACTGGGGTTGTTATGTTTTTATCCATTGACTTTTCTTTTATTTCCATTATTCTCCCGCTATGAGTGTAAAGAGCAGAAGGGCCTACCGCGACCTCCCGCCGACTTGGGAGCATGAGGAGCCGACCCGCGACACCATTCGTGTGAAGTGGGTGCGAACGGATTGGTATTGGGGCCCCGAGTGCCCGTATGACCCGTCGCACGGATGTCTTGTTGACATTCAGGGTCAGGATAACTGGTATTGCCGGCACCAGTCGCATGATAGTGATGGTCGCCGAGCAGTGTTCTCTGAGGACGACCTTCGCGAGGCGGCGTGGCGGTCATACCTTGCTAGTCGCGGAGATGTTTCAGCCAGTTAAGGAACGTCAGAAACGTTGCAATCCCAATCCCAAGGCTAATTAGGGCGGCCAGCCCGACAATCACCGCCCAGCCAATAATGTCTTGCATAATCCTCACTTGCTATAAAGCGGAATTTTCCACAACGACTGGTCAAAGCCAATCCTAGTAAACGCCCCCCTAGTCTCCTTCGTGATGGCAACTCGAGAGTCTTCTGTCCAATCGCCGCAAAGCAGCCCGTTAAGTTTGATCTTCTGTGACCACGTCCAGATACTCTTGATGATTTTTGATTGTGGCGCGGAGTGGATAAACACACCGGCAATTGAATCATCCCCGTAGCGCTCTGAGAGTGATTCTTCGTCTATCTCGTGCTCATAGAAAATCTCAGTAAACTCATGTAGGCCCAGTGTGTCCATGCTGTCGTGGAAGTGACCAGCCGACGGCTCTTTGCCCATGCTGACAAACATCCCACCGCGAATCTCCCTAACCGCACTTGCTAGCAAAATTGTTTCTTCACCAGTCCTGCGGCCAACTTCTATAAAAATAGACCTTGGCGGCAGTTGGCTAACCAGCGCGTAAAGTGCGTCGGCCCCGTGCTGCGTAAGCATTAAAGACCGAAGATACTTGCTAGCGCATAAATCGCCAGCATCAACGCGAGCCCTGTGGCAAATCTCAAAAATGCTTCTGTTGCCCAGGCTGGCGAGCCTTGGCTAGCGGTAGCTTCCCTCTTGGCTGGTTTACGCTTGGATTGTTGCGACATCAATATCCCCCCCTTTTAGCTCTGTTCTCATTGCTGCATGATTGTCTTGCACGCAGTTAAATCCTGTGTCTTGCGGGCCGCCGCACTCACACGGGCACGCCATTGCTGCCCACGCCCACATTGTAAACCTTAGCTTGCCGCTCTTCGCTAGATTATAAGCATACTCAAGTGACATCTTTCCCACCTCTGCCCTTTCCCTCTCGTCTTCCAGTAAGCCAAGCATTTTATCTGCAGCCGCTCCTAACCCCTATCCATCTGGCTGGCGGAGGAAAATCTGCTGGGTACCAAGGCATTGCCTCTGGCGGCCAGCAGGGGGACCACTGCCAGCTGTACTGTTCAGCGCACGACTCACGCTGCTCAACTACCGTGCCCAAGTCGTCGTTGTAAATATCGTGAGTTGTGCAGACTAGGGTCTGAATAAACGGCTCTTCCCCCCTCGCCGAGATCTCACTCGCGAGCCACGCTCGGTCTTGCGACTCTTGCGTCGCCGCCCACGCTGCCAACTCCTCTGTCGTCCTGCGAGAGAACCAAGTATCCTGCAGAACCTCATCTGGAATCGGCGTTGGGGACGGGGCTGGCTCTAGGGTTGGCTCTGGCGTTGGGGTTGGTTCTATCGTTGGTTCGGGAGTCGGCTCTCCTGTTGGTTCTGGCGTAACTTCTGGGGTCGGTTCTGGCGTTGGCTCAGAGGTTGCTGGCGCTTCACCTTCTACGCCATATGTCTGGCTTGCAGCAACGGCAAAGAACGGGACAAGGATGATCGCCGAAAGCAAAAGAAAGCCAATGGTCCGTGCGCGGCTACGGGTGTTCACGACCGAATAATCCCAACCACAAAGGTGAGGATCGTAATGAGCATAAAGCTTAGCCCGATGACTCCGAACCAGTACCACGTATCAAACTTAATCATTTAAGTAGCCACTGCGCAAGCATGTAGCCAAAGGTGATCCCGGCCACCCCAAGAAGACCCTGAATATTTGGCGGGGCGGGAACATACGCTCCAAGCCCTGCAAAGATGAATCCTACGGCCCCCCCGATAAGAAGCGGAATGATGTAGTCCATGGTTCCTCCTACAAGATAATGATTGGGATTGATGCCAGAATCGCAACCCCTGTTGCCCAGAGGGTGGCGGCAAAGGCAATCAGGTATGCCGCGTTTTTACGCTTCTTCATCGGCGAGGTTACGCCCAGAAGGAAGAGGGAGACCGCAAAGATTCCCGTCAACATTTGCAGTCGGTTGCTGTAGCCGCCCTCGGTCTCTGCCTCTTCAAAGAACGGCGTGGCACTATCCCACATATCAAAGTATGGATTGTAGGATGCGTCCATATATGCCTTGCAGTCTGGCAACTGACTATCTGGCGCAGCCTCTTTGCAGGCAGGTGCGTACTCCCAATACTCATACGACCCAGCAACCCCAGTTTCCCATGTGACCAAGTCGGCACGGTATTTTACCTCTGCCGTGAGGTACAAGTTGTTTGCCTGGGCAATGGTCAGACGGTATTCAGCGTCAGCCGCCGAAGAGGCGTTATTGTGAAAGGACGCTTGGATAGCGGTCCAGGCGGTGGTGGTTGAGACAAGACCAATGAGCAAAACAACCGCAAGCTCACCAGACAGCGTGTCAAATATCCTCTTCAGAATGCTGGGTTGCTTCGGCAGGAACGCGCCAAGTCCATCATGTTTATCCGAAGCGTCGCTTGACTCTGCGCTAACGCCAAAGTCTGCTGAATACCATGTATGCCCACGACTGGGCGGAGGATATTGGGGCTCGTTTACTGCTTTAGGTTTCTGCTTTGCCATGTGGATGTCCTTTCTAACCACCAGCGAGCCTCAGGCTCGGCCCGAAAACGCCGAAGGCGGTTGAGCCGTGAGGTGAGGGTCGCGGTGCCGTGAGGCAGGTGCCAAACACACCACGCCCTCTCCTACGGTACTAACTACTACTTACCTCGAGACTTCCCACCCTTGGAGACAGTCTTTCGTGCAACAGGCTTTGCCTTCGCAGCAGCCTTCTTGAGCTTCGGTGCAGCTACCGCTTTCTTTGCTACCGAGCCCTTCTTGCCCTTGATGATGTTCTCTAGAAAACCCACGATTGTTCTCCCTTGTTTTGCGATCTCAGCAAGTGCTGAGGTAGGCATTATACGCTGCCAGAAGTTGCGTGTCTAGATCTGATTAATGAGTGTTGTGAGTCATGAGTGACTGAGCACGAAGCTGGTGGGTGTATGCCAGCAATATGAGCAGGAAGGTGGTAGCGGATGGCGGTTG